GTGCTGGGGTCGTTCCAGCGTGCGATGATGTTGGCGATGGCCGGCGTCGAGATGATCACTGGCGTGCCGCCCCGGATCGCCCGCACCGTGCCATCCTCGGCAAGGAAGCAGACGGTGTTATCGACTGCGGCGATGCAGTCGCGGCCCATGAGGCCCAGCTCGAAGAAAAGCTGCGAACGCTCGAACGGGAAGTCGGCCGCGCCCGAGTTATACCAGCCCTCAATCGTGCGCTCGCCCAAGAGCAACAGGTCGCGGTTATCGACCCACACGCCTAAGAGCTTGTCCGGCCGCGTTTCTGACGTCGCGATGTCGAGCGCGTTCCAGTCCGTGACGTCAGCAAGCGCGCTGATCTGGAACTGCGACGAGTCCTTAATAGAGCCGACGATGTACTGGTCGATGAAGTCCACGGCTTCGATGCCGTTGTCGCTGATGTCCACGTACTCTGACCCCAGCACTTCGCCGCGATCGGTCGCCGTGCCGCCCTCAGTGACCGTGTAGAGCCGGTTGCCGCTGACGACGAGCAGCACGTCACCAAAGGTGTAAACGCCACGCACGGGCGACGTCGCCAGCGTTACGCGCGACGCAAAGCCTGGCCCGCCATAGAGCACCGGACGCCCTGCGGCGGCTTCCAGAAAGCAGTTCACCAGCGTCTTAGATGACGCGAACGTGCGGGCGCCGCGACCTTCGCCGCCGATGACCGCGATTTGTGTCCGCATCAGTAGTAGAGCGTCCGCAGCGTGTCGGTCTGCGCGTTCGGCTTCAGCGCAGCGATCATAGCCAAACCCGGCTCAAGCTTGCCCTCATGGCCTTGGCCCATCTTGCGCACCGAGCCGCACAGGAGCGCCGCCATGATCATCGTCATGCCGCCGACGCACACGTCCGGGATGGCGTTGTCTGGCCACCAGAAGAGGCCAAGTTCTCTGTAATGGGCGTTCCAGTGGTTAATGCGCGCTTCCAGGCGGGCAGAAAGCTCGTCCGAAAGCTCCTCATCGACGGCCTTTAGGCCCAAGTCCTCTGCGACGAGATCGCGGAGCGTTGCGGTGGTCGTGGTCATAGCAGCTCTACAGTGATCTCGTTCAGCTTGAACGAGATGTTGGCGTCTGCCGTGCCGTGCGTCGCAGTGACAACCACGTCTTGATCTGACGTTGATGTCACCGTCATGCCGTCGCGGGCTTGGTTATAGGTCGCCGTGACGATAGCAGCCGTCGAGCCACCCGAGGCAGGCGCGCCCCAGAACAAGGCGGAGCGGCTAGCCTGCGTCGCCGTGTTGCCGTTGATGATCGCCATCTCGCAATCGAACGCCACAGCACGGAAGCCTGCGTTGTTCGTGGCTGAGATAGCGGGCGACAGAAGAATGTTTGAGCCGCCATACGAGACGGCAAGCGTGAAGTTCGCAGCGCCCACCGTGTTGTTCAGGTAGAGGCCAGAGCCGCGAATGCGGAGCTTGCCATCAGTGCCGAGCACGCGGCCCTTGACGGAGATCGTCGCCAGCGCCGTCGCCGCCACTGAATTGCTAACCGTGGCTGGCGCGACATCGCGGCCGAGCACTTGCACAGTTGGCTTCCAAGCCGTCCCGTTCCAGCGCAGCTCAAAATCCAAGTCTTCAACGTAGGCGGTGAAGCCTTCCTGCGGAACGATCTCGGCCCAGCGCCCGCCGCGATACTGAGCAAAAGAGCCGACCGCGTACGTGCTCCACGGCGTACCGGTCGCACTTGCCGGGATGATGTAGATGTCTTCAGCAGTCGGGCTTCCGGGCTGCGCCGTCGTCGTTGCGCTGATAACCGAGCGATGTCCTGCCACGTCCGTCTTGCGATACTTGAACAAGCCGAACTCTTCGCCGGCGTCGGTGAAGCCAGCGATGCCATAGATGTCAGGCGGATTGACCGCGCCGTCATAGTTCGGGTCACTGGCGTCGCCAAAGTGGCCGCAGTCGATGAAAAGGCCGCGCAGAACGCCGTCACCCGGATCGGGGTTCCAGTCGTTGTCTGTTTCATCGACCCAGTACGCGCCGACGTGGTGACAGCCGGACTGGAGAACTTGCGTCGGAAACACGCCAGCATTCCCGCTGCCACTTGGCGGCATGATGAGAGTGTTGAAGCCGCGACGCTCTCCGCTCACAAAGAAAAAACAGCCCTCGAAGCTGATGTTATCCGTGAAGCGAAGCTTAACACACGCCGAAGTCGTCGCTGTTGGGACGGGGTTAAACGCCGCCCAAGACGCCGCATTCGTATCGTCGCTGACTGCGAAATAGCAGTTATTGAAGCGCGTTGTGGCGACATCGAAGCCAGCTACAAACGCATCCTCGCCAACTTGAATTGCATCGCAGCTCAGCGCGCCCGTCGTGATGAATACGCACTGCTCAAAGACGTTCCCGCCAGCCCCGATGAATATGCCGGCCGCGTTGTAGTAAGCGCCAAGCATGAAAGCTTTGCCGCCAGCTTGCGGGAACATCGCACCGGACATTTCAGCGCGCGACCAGAACGTGTGCTTAAAATTCCAAACCGTCTGGACGCGGTAGCTGCCGACGCAGAGCAAGTTCTCAATGCGAATGCGCGCCACGCGCGCGTCAAGCATACAAGTGGCGACGCCTGCGCCGAAGTACTCGATCGCCGTCCCTTGCTGAACGGTGTTGCTGAGGAAGTTGTAGGTGCTGCCAACTTCCCCGATGATCTCAATGCTTTGTGACGTGGACGGGGCTGCTGCGGTGCCGTTGCCGAGGATGATCCCGCTTGTGCCGCTGTAAAGATAGGTCCCGTGCGGAACAAAGCCGCTGCGCCCTGTACCCGTTGACAGCGCAAGTGCGAACAGGTCCAGCGCCGCCGTGTCGTCGGTGCCAATCTTGACGATGGCGGCCGAGTTGCTGACCGTGGTGGATGCATTTGCCGCAAGCGTCACGCTGGTGGTGCTGACAAAGCCCGTAACCGTCGTTTTAAGCGGCGCAGAGCCGCCAGCCGCGTACTGAACCCAGATAGCCTTACCGACATCGGCAATCGTGAACGCAGCGCCCGACGACACCAACGTCGCCGTACCATTGGTGATCGCAACGCCATTGTAGACGCGCCCGTCGCCACGCGCACCGTACATCTTCGCGCTCAACTGATCAGCAAACAGCTCCGATAAGGTCAGAGCAGTCGTGGCGCCAGTGGCCGTGACCTCAATATCATCACCATCGTCGTCATTGCTGATCGGGCGCCCGCCAAGCGTCACGCCGTCGCCAACGTGCAGCTCCTCGGTGTCGGTGTTGTAGGCCAGCTCACCGTCCTTGAGCACGCGCGCGGTCAGCGTCGCGGTTGTGCCGCGCGCCGCTCTTAGCGGATTAGCCGTCATGAGAATGTCCCGTAATCGCCAGAGCGCCCCAGGACCGCACGCACCGAAGCGCCAGCGATCTCAAGGTGCAGTTGCCGCATCTCGCCTGTGCTCAGCATCACGTCGTAACGGATGCGATCACCGGCTTGGAAGTTGGAAAGCTCAGCCGTGAATGTGGCCGAGGAAATCGACGGTTCAGTCGTCTCGATGCCGTCCGCATCATAGTTGATGGTGTTGATTGTCGCCGGAAACGAGGCCGTCAGATCCACGATCTCGTTATCGTTCGCCTTGATCACCACCACGCCGGCGCGGGCATCGTAGCTGGACTGGCCGTAGGTCGAGTAACCGCCGCGGTTAAGCGCGTTCACCGTGACGCTCACTCGTCGCCCTCCCAGCCGTCAGTTTCGATCTTTGGCGCAGGCTTAGCCGCGCGCGTGCGCTTCGGAGCGGGCTTCGCTGGCGCGTCGTCCGTCTCGTAATGAGCGTTGTTGCGGTACTTGTCCTCGCGCCCTTCCGGCACGTCGAACCATTCCTCAGACGGAGCCCTGGAGAGCGGTTTCCCGCTCTCCAGTTCCCGAGGATCGCCGATAAAGCGAGCCTTCATGTTAGGCGCTTGCGCCCAGTTCGACGGCCATGCCCAGCGTGAACGTACCCGCCGCTGCTGTGCCAGCAGCCGTAGCTGCGGTGAGCGTCAGGTAGTGCGGCACCGGGACCAATAAGCCCGCCCCTGCAAACAGGATCGCGCTCGTCAGCGTGCCAGCTTGGCCGATCGTGGAACCGTCAAGGAAACAGTCCACGTCGTCATAGGTCGTAACCGAAACACCAGCGACGCCCAGGTCGAGCGCCAGAGCCGGTGAGCCGTTCGTGTCCAAGTCCGTCGCCTTCGCGTAGAGGATGCCAAGGTAACGGGTATTGGCCGGCATGAGCGCGATAGCGGTGACGTAGCCAGAGGCCAGCATCGCAGTCGTGATCGCCTTCGAAAAGTGAATGTTCTGGACTGCTCCATACCCAAGGCCAGACGGCAGATCGCTGTGGCTGATGAGCGTGGAGTTGTCGATTGTGGGAAAAGCCATTGCTCGTGCTCCTTATGCGTCTGCAACGGCTGCGAAGTAGCCAGTGACCGTGCCGTGATCGACAAGGTCGCCGGTGTCGCTCGCTGACGACTTGCCGAATTGCATTTTCTTGCAGCCATAGATGCCGTCCACGGCGATGCCGTACTTGTCGCCATAGTCGAACTCCTTCGTGCGCGTGCGCCAACGCTTGCCATAAGCAACGCCGACAGCTTGAGCACCGAGGAGAACGCAGCGGCCCACGTCGATCGAACTGGCGCCAACACCCGTGAGCGTGTTGAAGTCGTCGATTTCCTTGACGATGATGTTGTCCCAGAGGATGTCGCCGCCTTCGAACAAGCGGCTGTTTTCCATCTGGAGCGACACTTCGCGCTGAGCCTGCGTGATGGTCGAGTCCGTGCGCAGATCGCGGAAGCAGAGCGGATGCGCGAACGCCACATAGTAGCGCTTGCCATTGCCCTGATCGCGAACCGGGCGAACCCGAGGCGAGCCGTCCGTGCGCTTAGCCAACGCCAGCCGCTTCATCACGGTCAGTGCGTTAGCGGTCAGCTTGTCGGCGGTGTTGTCGATGTTGGCGAGTGCGGCCGAGTGGTCGAGCGACGAGCCGTTCGAGCGCAGAGCGCCGAATTGCACGCGATCGACGTTATCGACCAGCCAAGCATCCTTCTGCGACTCGCTGGCGTCGGCGTAGTTCACGCCGTTGATGCCTTCGAGCGCGTCGATGATCAGATCCTTAGTGTGCTCCTTGGCCCAATCCATCAGGATCGCGCGGCCGGCCTCGCGCAGGTCGATGGCGGATTTGATCTCCTCCATCTCCGGGATGCGGACGGCGTTGCGGTATTTCTCGATGTAGAGACGGAACGAGCGGGACGAGATGTCCTCTTCGTTACCTTCCAGCATGTTCGTGCCGGTGACCGCTTCGTTGGTCAGCTTGTTGACCAGAGCGAAGGTCAGGCTGTCGCCTGTACCCTTGGTCAGGTTCTCCTTCACTTGGATAACCGACATTTCGTCAGTCCCCATGAGATCGGAGAAGCGGTTTTGTTGGAAGTACTCGGTGAAGAACTTATCGTCCCACTGCTGGGGCGTTAAGCCTGTTGCGGCTCTCGTATCAGCCATTGGTGTTTACTCCGAGCGCCGCCGCATTGCGGTCAGCGCTTTCGACGGTTCGGGGATTTCTCCGCGAGGATCGCACCGAGCGGCTTGGGGCCGGTGAAACGGCCGCCAGGGTCACGCGTGGGGTCTGCCGATCGCGAAGAGGCGAAAGACTTGGGAGCTGCTGGCTTTGGCTTGGGAGCGTCGAAGTCTGCGTCGTCCTCTTCGATGTCGCCGTCAGGCGGATCGATCGGGCCACGCTGCGCGGCTAGGCGCTTTGCGACTTCCTTTTCGATGAGAGTGTCGATGTCGTCATTGCCCAAACGCTCGAACGTCGTGCGCTGCCGGTACTGGTCGTAAGCTGCAAAGTACGGATCTGGTTGGCTCGTCGCCCAGGCTTTGAACTGGTCGCCTTGCTTCTCGATCCACTCGTTGAGCTTCTTCCACTTGTCCGGGCCAAGGTGCTTCTCGGCCGTCATCTCTGACAACCGAAGCTGCTGCTGCGACACCTGCTCGAACACAGGCGCGAACTGCTGCTTGGCGATGGACTCGGCCCGCTTCTGGACTTGCCGCTCTACCCATTGATTGTACGCATTGGGGTCGCGGAACATATCCGGCGCTGGGTCTTTGTCCTGCTCGATCGCCAGCTTGCGTTGCTGATCCTCGATCCAGGTCCGGTAGCGCTTCGCCTCGTCCTCGGACTGCTTGCGCCGGTCCCGTTCGTCCAGCACTTCGCGGAGCGGCACGTAGCCTTCCGGGATCGCTGGCTTCTCAGGCTTGCGCTGACGCGGTTCGGGGCGGGGCTCGTCAACGATCGCCCTTGCAGGCGGCTCGCTGATGCGCGGCTTATCGACAATCTCACTGAGCGGCGTGTGTACGGGCTCAGCCGGCGCTAATGCGCCGTCCTTCTCTTCCTCTGCCAATTCTTTAGCTCCTCTTCACCTGTGCGCCGGTGATGCCGCGATGCCCGAAGGCCGTCCGTATCGTGGACGTTACGAAAAGCGCCTCAGACCGTGAGACGATGCGGGCGCGTGATGTCGCTCACGCGCGGGCGAAACTATGCAGCGAGCAAGAGGAAGACATCTTCCTCGTCCTCAATCT